AGGGCAACTGGAGGGAGGCTGTGCTGTTCGGTCAAAACCTGTTCACCAAGGGTGGGAAGTTCGTCACCATTGTGGAGGGTGAGTTTGATGCTTTGGCAGCGCATCAGATGCTTGGCGACTACCCAGTTGTGTCTGTTCGTAATGGCGCACAAAGCGCCGAGAAGGACTGTAAGGACAACTTTGAGTGGCTTGACAGCTTTGACAAAATCCGGGTGTGCTTTGACAACGATGAGGCAGGGCAGACAGCAGCCAAGAAGGTTGCAGCGTTGTTTGCTGGAAAGTCATCAATTGTCAAGATGGACGAGGGCTTCAAAGACGCCTGCGACTATCTCAGCAAGAATGAAATCCGCAAGTTCTCTGACCGCTGGTGGAAGGCTGAGGAATACAAACCTGAAGGCATCGTCACGGTCAGCGACATCAAAGAGCAACTTCTAACCCCACCGAAAGAGGGCTTGCCGTGGTGCTTCCCTGCACTGTCAGACCTCACCTTTGGGAGGCGTAAGGGCGAGCTATATGCGTTCGGTGCTGGCGTTGGTGTCGGCAAGACCGACGTGTTCACGCAGCAGATAGCCTACGATATCCGTGAGTTGAAAAAGCGTGTTGGTGTGATTTATCTAGAACAAAGCCCGATTGAAACCGCCCAACGTGTCGCGGGTAAACTTGACGAGCGCCTGTATCACGTACCTGACGGCGGCTGGACACGTCAAGAGTATGAGGAAAGTGTTGACAGATTGGAAGCCATGCAGGCGCTGTACATGATGAATCATTTCGGCGCTAAAGAGTGGGCAGAGGTGAAAAAAGCGATACGCTACTTTGCTAAGGCAAAAGACATTGAGATAATTTACCTTGACCACCTCACTGCACTGTCAGCCAATGAGGATGACGAACGCCGTGCATTGGACGCCATGATGGCTGACATGGCTGGGCTGGCACAAAGCGAGGGACTAATCATTCACTTTGTGTCGCACCTCACTACACCCGAGGGCAAGGCTCACGAGGAAGGCGGTAGGGTGCTAGAGAAGCAGTTCACGGGTAGCCGTGCCATCGCTAGGTGGGCGCACTTCATGTTTGGCTTGGAACGCAACAAACAACACGAAGACCCTGAGCAACGGCAGGTCACCACCTTCCGTGTTCTCAAAGACCGCTTCACAGGGAGAGCAACCGGGCAGACCTTCTACTTGAAGTACAACAAGAACGATGGTATACTGCGCGAATACGAACTCAGCGAGGACTTCTGATGGGCGAGTTTGAGAAACCTAAAGACACAGAGGACAAACAGGCTTGGTGTGACTACGGAGCAGAGCTAGAAATAGCTTTTGTTGAAAGGTTACGTCAAAAAGGCAATGGCGTAGCAATAGGAATGAATCCTGATAAAAAGCATGACAAGTACACTTTTGATTTGATAGGTAAGTTTCAATGTGATTTGAAAACCTGCGAGACTCCTTTTAGAACTTGTTATAGGTATGGGTTTGACCCTAAATACGCGATTACGATTGACAAAAAAGACATTGATAGGTATACCAAACTGTATCCAAACATAATTTTGGTTCTTGATATTCGTTATCCAAACTACACCGCCATAAAAACCGTAAGTATTCAAACTCTTGCGCGTTACGTTAAAGAAGAAAAAGCTAAACCCCATGAATACAAGAAAAGGGTAAACGATACAAAAGGCAACGCAAAATCTTGCTACATTTTTGATTCACGTTGGTTTGATGATTTAATTCTGAAGGAAGTATAATGGCTAAGATGAGCACACTGGCGATGGAGATTGAGGAGTACCAAAACATGTTCAACGGAACAACACACGATGATATGGTGAACCACCCACCGCACTACAATCAGGGCGGTATTGAAACGATTGAAGCCATCAAGGCTGCATTGGGTGACGGCTTTCCTGCCTACCTAACCGGCAACATCCTGAAGTACATGTGGCGGTACAACCACAAGAACGGGCTGGAGGATGTCAAGAAAGCGCAGTTCTACCTAAACCGACTTGTACAGGAAATGGAACAAGAGGTGCATGTCAGCGGCGTGCCGTACACGGTGCCGAAGTCCTCAATCCTTGGAGGTGGTGTATGACCGACAACGAGAGGTATACTAGAGATTGGCAAGCTATCATCAACTTCTATCGGAGATACGGTAATGGTAGTGTATCTTGACATTGAAGCAGACGTAATTCCCTCCACGAAGGTGTGGTGCGTGTATACGTTTGACACGGAAAGCGAGGAGTATAAATGTCATACGGAAGCCGCAAGTCTAGTCCCTCTGCTAGACCGCGCAGAAAAGATAGTGGCTCACAACCTGATTGGCTACGACGCGCCAACCTTAAACAGGCTGTGGAAGACGAAGATTGGATTGACGAAAGCGAGAGATACCTTGATTCTCTCAAGGTTGCTGAATCCATCGCTAGAAGGCGGTCACAGTCTAGACGCATGGGGAAAAAGACTAGGGAAGAAGAAGATTGACTATTCTCGGATTTACTGGCGCTTGCGTGGTGAGCGCAAGTACGACAAGACCTCTATGGCTCCGTTCAATGAGCCGAACATGTCTCTCTTGCACCGATACTGCAAGCGTGACGTGGAAGTGCTGGTGATGTTGCACAAACACCTTGAGGCTGAACTGGCTGAGAAGAAGTTCAGTGACCAGTCTGTGCAGCTAGAACACCGTGTGGCTGCAATCATTCAGAAGCAGGTGGAAAATGGCTTTACCTTTGATGTTCAGAAGGCTCAAATCCTCAACGCTGAGCTGTCAAGCAAGATGGCTACTATTGAGGGTGAACTTCAAGATGTTTTTCCTCCGATTGTTACGGAGCGTTATAGTGAGAAAACAGGTAAGCGGCTTAAGGATAAGGTGGAGGTTTTCAATCTATCTTCTCGTAAGCAAATTGCTGAACGTCTTATGGCTGCTGGTGTTAAACTATCTGCTCGTACCGATAAGGGTAACTTTATTATTGACGAGAAGGTACTTGAGACGATTGAAAGCCCACAAGCGAAAATGCTCACAGAGTACCTCATCTTGCAAAAGACAACAGGGCTGCTCAAGGGTTGGTTTGAGGCAGTCAAAGATGGCAAGATGCACGGAGGCGTTAACACCAACGGAGCCGTTACAGGACGTATGACACACAGCAAACCAAACATGGCTCAGGTGCCAAAGAAGAAGCACAAGTACGGCGAGGAGTGCCGTGATTGCTTCATGGCTAGGGATGGTTGGGTGTTGGTTGGCGCTGATGCATCGGGATTAGAGCTGCGTATGTTGGCGCACTACATGCGTGATGATGATTACACTAAGGAGTTGTTGAATGGCGACATCCACACGAAAAACCAAGAGGCGGCAGGACTCCCTGACCGAGACAAAGCGAAAACATTTATCTATGCTTACCTGTATGGCGCGGGGGACGCGAAAATCGGGTCAATCATCGGTGGTAGCGCTAGTGACGGCAAAGAAATTAAGGCGCGTTTTCTTTCCCAAACACCCGCCCTCGCTCGTCTACAGAGTAAGGTTGCCGAACAAGCAAGTAGTGGTTGGGTACCGGGGTTGGATGGTAGAAAAGTTTGGGTGCGCAGCGAACATGCTGCCCTTAACACTCTACTCCAAAGTGCTGGTGCGATAGTTATGAAGCAAGCCCTGTGCTTGCTGTGGTCAACCTTGAAGCGTAATCGCATCCAGTTTGGCTTCTGTGCCAACGTTCATGATGAATGGCAGGTAGAGACGCCTCCTGAATCCGCTGAAATTGTTGGGATGACTGGGATAGAGGCTATCAAGCAAGCAGGGTGGCAACTAAAGCTGCGCTGTCCGTTGGACGGTGAATACAAAATAGGCAAGACGTGGAAGGATACCCACTAATGGATGAAGACGACTTGGTGGAGATGTTCACTTCTTGTGACGACTTGGTGGTGCTAGGAATTAATGATAATAGGTTAATTCTATGGCATCATCCTGATACAGATGAGATGAAAGTATTAGATATTCTCTTATACTCTTACCATCTGTTTTATGGGAAGGCTGGTGATAAAAACCCTTTACATTAGCCAAAATTTGTGGTATAATTCTTTTTTAACTTTCCGATAAAGGAACTGAAACTATGCAAGACAAAATCATTAAGGTGCAAGGACAACTGTTTTTTAACTACAACTTGGTCAACAAGAACAAGAACAAGTGGAATGAAAACAATCCTGCCCTGCAAAAGTACGAACTTCATCTAGGTCAACTGGATGAGGCTACCGTTAAGCGGCTTGAAAAAGAGCTGAACGTAAAGGTCAAGACCAAGAGTAATGACCAGTACGGCATCGGTACGTTTATCCGCTGCAAGAGCAACTTTCCGTTCAATGCTGCTGACGTTGATGGCAACCCGATTGACCCGCTTACCATTGGTAACGGTTCGGTGTGTGTTGTTTCGCTGAAGTCTTACCAACACGCCATGTCGGATGCTCATGGCTGGTCGCCACAGGCGATTGGTGGCAAGACCACTGCTCACATCACGGTCAAGGAATTGATTGTGAAGGAACCTGAAGAGGCTTTGCAGGAAGATGAAGTAGAACTATGATTGGCACAGCCCTGATTGACGCCGACGTGTTGGCGTATCGGTTAGGGTTTGCTTGTAAAGATGAAACTCAAGAGAAGGCAGCGTCATCGCTGTCTTCTTTTATTGAAACTATTCTTTATGAGAGCCTTGACGTAAACAAGTACGAGTTGTATCTAACTGGCAAGAAAAACTTTCGGTTGGATATCGCCACCACAGCACCGTACAAAGAAAACCGTAGTGACTTTCAGAAGCCTGAACATCTACAGTTTTTACGGGACTACATGGTGGACGCTTGGTGCGCCACTGTGTCGGACGGCGAGGAGGCTGATGACCTAATTGCTATCCGTGCAACCGAGTTGGGAGACGATAGCATCATTGTTTCAATTGATAAAGACTTCAATCAGGTTCAGGGATGGCACTACAATTTTGCGAAGAACGACAAGTATTATGTGACTGCCGAAGAGGGGATGCGGTTCTTTTACAGGCAGATTCTGACTGGCGACAGGGTGGACAACATAATCGGTATCAAAGGTGTTGGCGACAAGAAGGCAGAGAAGATGCTGGGAGACGCCAAGACAGAGCAAGAGTTGTATGCCGTCTGTGTGGAGGCACTGGGCGAAGAGAGGGTACTTGAGAACGGGAGGCTGTTATGGCTAAGACGAGAGAAGAACCAACTTTGGTTCCCACCGAGTTCAAACTAGCAGGTATGGACTGGAAGGTGGTTTTTTATGAACACCTGCATGACTTAGGAATGTGCGATAATGACACAAACACAATCTCAATCAGACAAGGAATGTCAAAACAACAAACCGAACAAGCATTTTGTCATGAGTTGGTACATGCCATATTTTACACAATGGGCAACACCGATGACCATGATGAAAAACTTGTGGAAGGGTTTGCCCAACTTCTATATCAGTACCTCCGAGGCACCGCTTGATGCCGAAACGGAAGGTAGCAAAGAAGACAAGCCAAAGAGTAGCACGAACAAGAAACAACGGAAAGTGGACTGAAGCTCGCTTTAAGGGTTTTATTGTTGGGGTGCTACGCGCAGCGATGCGTAAGTGGGGAGTGTTCCATGATGCAAAGAGGGAAGCACAACGTGGGTTCAAGGTGGACAAGTCAACAGGGAAGCGCAGGTCAGTGTACGAGTGTGCAGGGTGTGCGCGCCTTTTCAAATCTGACGAGGTTCACGTTGACCACATACAACCAGTGTTTGACCCAACTAAGCGCGTGGAAGCCATCCTCACTGACTGGACAGAAGTAGTTAACCGAATGTTCTGCGAACTGGACAACCTACAAGTGTTGTGCCACACCTGTCACGGAATCAAAACCGAGAATGAAAGGAAGCAGCGGTATGGAAAAGAAGATTGAGGTGTCTCTCGTCAAAGAGAACGACGACGGCAGCGCCGACTATATGTTCAACTTACCGCCTGAGTCTGTGGCGGCGTTTGCACGTCTTGGTATCATGACAGCTATCCAAGCGGCAGTTGGTGAAGCCGAGCAGTTAAACCCTGACTACATTGAGAAAGTGGTTAGAGAGTGTGCTGACATCGCCTACGAGGTTGGGCTACATCGCCAAACCAAACATGAAATCCTGAGACGTTTTGGACTGGAAGTGACTGATGAAGATTAAACCCTGCCCTGAGTTGTTTGATGACATCACCAAGCATAACCTCAAGGAGGCACTGGCGATATTGAAGGAAGACCATAAGCGGCGCAAGAAGGGACATGCTTTAGCCATCTTTGAACACGACATAAATGAGGACTTAACCGAGATAAAGCGCCATATAAAAGCGTTTAAGTTGGTTCTTACATACTACGGGGTGAAGGTATGAACACATCGTCAGAACGTGTACACAAAACAGGAAAACGTAAACATGGCTAGTTGGCTGATAGCAACAATTGGTTTGGTGTATTTGGTTGTCGCTGGTGACCTGTTCATCAAGGGGCAAACTGGACTGGGCATAGCCTTTTTGGGTTATGCGCTGGGTAATGTTGGACTTTATATGGAGGCTGCGTGAAAGTTAATAAAGTATGGGTTACTCCTGATGGGGAACGTCTCATTGCATACATGGCACGGGTGTCAAACCCCAGCGCCACTATTGACACACCACATGAGAAGCTGATTGGTTACCTGATGCGTAACAAGCACTGGTCGCCTTTTGAGATGGTACATGCCTGTTTGGAAATTGAAACAACACGGGACATTTCACGACAAATACAACGTCACCGCAGCTTCAGCTTTCAAGAGTATAGTCAGCGGTATGCTGTAGCAAATGGTTACGAGTACTCAGAGGCACGGGCGCAGGACGACAAGAACCGACAGAACAGCCTACCCATTGAGGACAAGAACCAGCAGGAGTGGTGGCGTCAGATGCAAGAGAGGGTGCTGAAGGAGTGTCGGTTTGTTTATGAACGTGCGCTGGAGCATGGCATAGCCAAGGAGGTGGCACGTAAGCTGCTGCCTGAAGGGTTAACCACCAGTGTGGTTTACATGACTGGCTCTATTCGTTCATGGCTACATTACATTGATGTCCGAACCGACCCAAGCACACAAAAAGAACACAGAGAGGTTGCAGAACAGTGCCGTTCTGTGTTACAATTGGACTTCCCACTATTGTTCACCAAAAAAGGAGAATGAACAATGCAAAACTACCGATTCCATTATTCAACTGACGAAGAGGTTGACGGATACGACCGCTTCTTCCCTCGTAAGGACATTGACCACGGGTGCTTCTTTCCTGACGGCATCCAATGGAAACACGTCCTGTTAGAGTTTTGTACGTTCCTAGAGAGCACTGGCTACCACGGCGTGGTGGAGAGAGTGGAGAACGGACTAGGACTTGACGAGGACGAGCGTAATGCGACATCTAGTAATTCCTGATACCCAGTGCAAGCCGGGTAACTCTCACGAGCACATGGCTTGGGCAGGGAAGTACGCAGCAGAGAAGTGTCCCGAAGTGATTGTCCATTTGGGCGACCACTGGGACATGCCCTCGTTGTCTGTGTATGATGTTGGTAAGAAGTCTTTTGAGGGCAGGACGTACAAGCAGGACATTGCAGCGGGCAACGCCGCTATGGACGCTTTTATGGCACCTGTGACGGCTGAGATTGAGAGGCGTAAACGGCGCAAACTCAAGCTGTGGAAGCCACGTTTGGTTTTCTTGTTGGGCAACCACGAGGAACGCATTGAACGGGCTATCAACTCAGACCGTAAGTTAGAAGACTTGATTGGCTATCACGACTTCAACCTGAAGGAACACGGATGGGAAGTTCATCCATTCCTAGAGGTGGTTGTTATTGATGGCATTGCGTACAGCCACTATTTCACCAGTGGCGTTATGGGGCGTCCAGTGTCGTCCCCGAACCTTTTGCTGGCTAAGAAGCACATGAGTTGTGTGATGGGACACGTCCAAGATAGGGCTATCTCATACAGCCGCAAGGCAGACGGAACACGAGTAACGGGCATCTTTGGGGGTATCTATTACCAGCACGATGAAGCCTATCTGAACCCGCAGACCAACGGCAGTTGGAGTGGTGTTTGGATGCTGAACGAGGTGGTCAATGGTTCCTTTGATGAGATGCCTATTTCTATTAACTATCTTAGGGGAGTTTATGGCACTAACAATAAACGAACTAGAGGAAAAACTAAAGCGGTTTGACGAGATAACCCTCATTGAACTACTGGGCGTTGACAGTTCTGATATTGTTAACGCCTTTCGTGACTTAATTGAAGATAAATTTGATAAACTAGAAGGAGAAGTGAATGACTATTGAAACACCGTGGTCAAGCATTGGCTACATCACCTACAAGCGCACCTACGCGCGCCGCCTAAACGAGGGTGATGCTAACAGTGCAACAGAAGAATTTAAAGACACGGTAGGGAGGGTTGTTAACGCCGCGAATGACCAACTTGGTTGTGGCTTTGACGCTGAGGAACAAGCACGACTGGAGAAGTATTTGTTAGAACTCAAGGGCACCGTAGCTGGTCGCTTCTTGTGGCAATTAGGCACATCCACAGTTGACCGCCTTGGTCTTGCCTCCCTACAAAACTGCGCCTTCACCGTCGTAGATGACCCTGTGCGCCCATTTACGTGGGCTATGGACTTGCTCATGCTGGGTAGTGGTGTTGGCTATAACATACAGAGAAAGAATGTTGAAAAACTCCCTATCGTTAACGTACACTTTACTAGCCCTTTCCGTCTTGATACTGCCGACGCTGACTTTATCGTGCCTGATAGCCGTGAAGGTTGGGTTAAGCTACTTGGTAAAACTCTTAAAGCCGCGTTCCTTTCAGATAAACCCGGCAGCTTCTCCTACAGCACAATTAACATCCGTGGTCAAGGAACTCCTATCAAGGGCTTTGGCGGCACTGCTTCGGGGGCTGAAATCCTTTGCAAGGGGATTGCTCAAATCAGCGATGTCCTCACGAAGAGAGCGGGTAAGAAAATACGCCCGGTGGATGCTCTAGACATCATGAACATCATTGGCTCCATTGTTGTTGCTGGCAATGTACGCCGTTCA